GCCAATGTGGTTTCAAATATTATTTGTATCTGTAGTGGGTGCAATTTATGGTATAAAAGGAACTGAATTAATTAAGAGGAAATAATATGTCACAACAAATACCTACAATGTTTGTATCTCAATACAGTAAAAAGAAACCTACACTTCTATCTCAGCAAATGGGTAAGAAGAAAAAGAAAAAAAAATATAAGAAGAAAAAATAATGGCTAAACAAAAATTTACACATTTTATACCTAGAGAAAAACCAAAGAAACGTGGAGCTGGCGCACACAAAAAAAATAAAAATAAACATGAGAAACGTCAACAAAAACAAACAAGGTATAAAGGTCAAGGTAAAAAATGATTGATAAGTTTTTATATAATTTTTTTGGATTAGTAGATAATTTCTTTTCCTGGATAGAAACTTATTCTGTTAAAGTTACTTCATGGTTATGGCAATCAAGAGTTAAATTATTAAAAAGAAAAAGAAAAATAAAATGAGAGATACTAAGACTATTGAAATGTATAGTAAGAAGTTAGAAAAAAAATTAAAAGAATTAGAATTATTTAAACTTCTAAAAAAAGAAGTAAACCATGGTGCTAATGGTACACAAGATTATGTAATTAAAAAGGGAGTCAATAAAGGTAAAGTTGCTAAATGAAACGACAGCACAACACAGCATTAATTGCTTTGCTTGGTACAATTCTTTTAGGGTTATCCACTTATGTATTGATTACTATTGTTGAATTACAAATTCATATTGGTATGCTTTCAGAAGAGATAATGAATGTTGATAAACAAATAGGAAGAATATATAATTTTATTGATAGTATTAGAGATAGATAATGGCATACAAAACTAAAGCATGGCAACGTAAAGCAGGAAAAAATCCTAAAGGTGGATTGAATGCTAAAGGTAGACGATCTTATAATAAAGCTACCGGTGGTAATTTAAAAGCACCAAGTAAAAAAGTAGGTAATAAAAGAAGAGCTAGCTTCTGCGCTAGAATGAAAGGCATGAAGAAAAAATTAACTTCAGCTAAAACCGCAAGAGATCCTAACTCAAGAATTAATAAAGCACTTCGTGCTTGGAATTGCTAATGAAAAAAAAAGGTTGGAAAAAACCAAAAACTAAATCATTAATTTGTGGTTACTGTAAAGAATGTAATAAACAATTAATGAGTGATGAAGGTGGATGGATAGTTACTCTTAAAAAAGAATACTTTTGCCATGATGGTAAAGATGGTTCTTGCTTTGATAACTATTGTGAATTAAAATATAAACAACAACAACAGGAGAAACAAAATGCCAATGGTCGGAAAAAAGAAATTCAGTTACACAGCTTCTGGTAAAAAAAAAGCTAAACAATACGCAAAGAAAAAAGGTATGAAAGTTAAGATGAAAGGTAAGTATTAATGAAGAAAGGTTATCATAAAACTAAGTCTGGCAAAATTGCTAAGAAAGGTTTGTACTACAACATTAATAAAAAGAAAAAAGCAGGTACATCAAAATCTAAAAAGAAATCTACGATCTCTGCTAAAGCCTATAAGAATATGTTGATGGGATTTAAAAAGTAATTCTTTTTAACTCTTCGTACTCTTGCCAAATAGTATTACTAGGATTCCAATATCTTTTTTTTTCTTGTTTATTTTTTAAAGAATGTAAAACTGTTGTGTGATCCTGGTTAAACACCCTAGACATTGACGATATACTTACATTGTATTCTTCATGTAAAAGATTGTAGACAATACTTCTAGCTCTAACAACATCTGAAGTTCTGCCTTTGCTAAACACATCATGTTTACTAACAGTATATCTCTCACAAACTTTATCTACAATTTTAGATACAACTTCTATGTTTGCTTTTTTATATCTAAGGTTAATTTCAGATTTCTTATTGCTATCTACTATTGGTTGCTTCTGCATTAATTTTGCTGCATACAAAAATCCTTCCGAGAACCCTACCTCATATAATCTTTCTTCTTGGTTCGTAAGAAGGTAAAATGCTTTCTTAACTTTGTAGATAAAGTGGTTTTGGTTAATGTTTTTTTTGTGAGTATTGTAGTGTTGGCTTATATTTATGGTCATAGATCCCCTACGTTTTCCTTTCTTTTTTTTCAACTATTAAGTTAATAACTTAACTTGTCATTAACTGTTCTTTTGCCTGCTCTATTTGCCAAAGTAATCTATAAGAATCTTGTTGATACTTATTTACTTTTTGCTTCGCTTCTAGGAACTTCTGGTGCTTTTTTGCTTGAAGATCCTTTAGCTTCTGCAGGCGCATCTTGATGTCTTCCATCATGCTCCTTTGTTACTTTTGCAAAATCAAATCTAAGATTATGGATCTTGCATTCTACAAACTCTCCTCTATTAGAGTTGTCTGCAGCTTTCTTTACATCATCAAAGAGTTCAATCATTTCAAAATGACATTCCCCATTAATAATTCTTTTAAATTTTGTCATACTTTTTTACCTTTTTCAACTTTTTTCTCGATCAAAAAATCTATATACTGTTTAGCTTTTTTAAGATCTTCCACTCCATTTTTTAAATTATATCTTAAAACATACTTAATTATATTCCCGGTACAAAAATCTAATTGGTTCTCAATAATAAAATCAATAGGTTCAATTTTATATTGAGTGTAATGTTTAGGTTCTTTTATATTGTCTGACATAATTTTTTAAGCAAGGTGGGGAAAACGGAAAGGGAAAAAAACCCCACCCTGCTTGATACCCTTTAGCCTAAGTTAAAAGGTATATTCGTTATTACCACCATCACTAGATTTTGCAATATTGTTTTTGCCTGCTCCACTAGGTGTTAAAATTACTGTAAGCTCACCTTCTTTTACATTTCCATCTTGATCTTTAGATGGGAAGGCAGCTTGATTGTACCAAGTACCATTTATGTTTACTCCAATGGTCCAGTTCTTATCTGGATGCTTCATATTTTTTGGACCAACATATACTGGAAGTTTATCTGTTGGAGACTTCCAATCTTTATTCTTGGTTAGGTTAATGTATATTTTGTCGGATTTATTATCCATGTTTACTCCTTGGTTATATCAACTACTGTTGATTATTGTTTAGTTTGACTTCATGCGCACTAGAATGATCTCTGATCTGTTCATATGCTTTGAAGTTATTATTTTTAAGATACATAACTTGATCTCTAACTTCATCCTTAACTGATCTAAATTCTTTATCAGTTTTAGTGTTAGAAATTTTTGTCATGATACCTTCTACATCCACTTCATCATCCATGTATGTAGGTTCTGCAGATTGCTCTTCAGAATTTTCTTCAAATGGTTTTGCGTTATAACCATCTTCTAAATCCATTCCTGTTTTTAAATTTAACGCATTTAGGAATGCATACTTTCTGCTGTATGACATTGCTTGACCTGTTCCATATTTATCAAGACCACCCATCGCAGTACATCCATCAACTATAATAAAATTTTTTGGATCATCGATGTCTGTTATTCTCATAGTACAGGTTACAATTACACATTTAGGTGTAACATCTGTAACGTAATTACAGGTCGCATATAATCTATTTTCTAATAGAGCTGCCATTGCAACTCTTTGAACATCATCATGTAATAAAGGATTAAAAGGCATACCTTTAACCTTACTTGCTTTCTTTACACCACTTGCATGATTACAAGCATTGTAAAGTTTCTCATATATATTTTTCATATTTTTTTTATTTATTTGATACACATTAGTTTCACTACTCATATTTGATTCCCCATAGTTTAGTTATTAGTTGTTTTTGTTCATCTGCTAAATCTTTATAGTAAAAGAAATGATTAAGATCTGGTGGTTCTATCATCAAAGCTAACTTCTTAATATCACCCTCACAAAACATAATCATTTTTTCCCACAATAAAATTTTATCTATCATGATATTATAAAGATGTTGCAAGTGATCTGCCTTCATCAACTCATGGCTTTGATCAAAGATAACATAATCCTTATCATTAACGTATACCAGGTAAGGTATTTTTTTTGTTGCCATGTAGTAGAACGAAGTTTGTGTTAAGTTTTCAAGTGTAGGTTCAGTAGGTAGATCTTGAGAGATCATGTTCCATTCTTCTTTACCTTTTACTTTTCTTAAATTAGGTGGCTTAGTTTTTAATTCTATAAATTTTGTTTTAGTTTCATAATCTATTCTGCCAATTACAGGTTTGATCATATCAAATTCTTTTATGCTAACGTATCTTTCACAAACTAATTTTTCTTTTTCAACAATTTGTTGCACAACTTTTTTTGTAATTGGAATACAATCCTCTGCAAATTTAAGCATAGCTTCTCTGCCAAACTTATCTTTAGCATCAACCGGTGGATTTTTATTTATTTCATCTTGCTCTGCTTTAAAACAAACATTATAATCCCGATCCCACTCTGTCTCTTTAATTGTTTTTGATTTGTAAATTACATCTGCAATTAATTTTTGCACAACGTTATTAACTAAGTTGCCAAAGTTTGCTTTGTATCTAAATGGAAACTTCCTTCTAACTTCTTGAGGGAAAGTGTAGCCAATAATATTTTTTGCAAATGGAGTTGACGTTGATGAATACGACCAATGATCTAAACCATCACCACCATTAAATATTGAAAATGCTTTTTCGATTTTTTTGTTTTCCATTTTTTTTGTAAGTAATACAGGCATTTAATTATGTTGTCAACGGATAATTAAATTTGTATAACGGAATGAAAAATGATTAAAAAAAAACTTCCATATAAAAAGGTGCGCATAGTTTGGGTTGATATTTGTAGCAGCTCACAATGGTACGATGATTTATCTGACGTGGATAAATTTAGTTATTCCTGGTGCGAGGATGTTGGCTACCTATATTATAAAGATTCTAAAGTAGTAAAAATCTTTACATCTTTTTCTTATGATGATGATAAATTATCTATTGGAAATATTACAGCATATCCACGCGCTGTTGTTAAAAAAATTATAAAGGAAAAATGACAAATTCTGGAATTTTCAAAGAACCTGGTTGTGTTGAAGAGTTAAAAAGACATAAAAGATTTATAAAAAAACAACAAGCTATTATTGATTCCCTTGAAACTGAAATTGAGATAAAAGAATATGAAATTAAAACTTTAAAAGAAAGATTAAAGAATGGCTAGAGACGTTTATGCTTTTAGCAATGGACTTTATTCTGACTGGCACAGGAAATATGATGGAATTGCTTATATTGATATTGATAGTGTTGAGTGTTGTTCGTATTGTTACGAACCTTTAGCTATAATTGAAACCTGTTATGACAAAGGTCAAGAATGGAAGGCTACAACCCTCTCAAAAATCATCGCTGAGCGCTTAAATATACCCTGCTGGCTTGTATTTTATAAAGAATTGACACCAACTAGCCTAACGTTTAGAATTAAACGTATACGCAGCTCTAAGACGGGATTTAGGTTAGTAAGTGAGGATCAATGGGTTATAATTCTTCGATCCTTGCACGACCACCATAAACCAAAATGTAAATCTAAAAAACGAAAGGATAAATAATGAATGTAAGTAGAGGATTTTTACATATAACTTATAAGTTGTATCACCATCTAGATATTTTAGATGGAGTAAAAAAGTCTTATTGTTTAAATGTTTTTTTATCTGTGATGAAATATGCCTGGAAAAAAAACGGATATAAGGCACAACTAAGGCACGAAACTATCCATAAGGATACAGGTCTTTGCCGAACCACAATTAAAGATTGTTTGGAAACTCTAAATAAACTTAATATCATAAAAGCTATTAGAGGTCGATCTGGTAAAACTTATATTGTCAATGAGGTATTTTTAAGAGCTGAGAAACTTTATGAACAAACCCAGATAGCCGTGTCACCGACACCAGATAGCCGTAATACGACTACATTAGAAGAAACATTATCCATTAATACTATAGGTAAAATTGTTAAGAGTTTTGCAGGGGATAAGGAAAGAATTATAGATGAATTATCCAAACTACCTACTGAGGAACTTAAAGCAGAAACTGTTAATGTATATCTATGTAAACAAGCATTACAATTGAAAGAGGATAAGGAACGAGAAAGTAAAGCTAATTATGTTAATAGTGATAAAATTTTGTCGGCATTGTCCAGGATAAAAAAAGAAACAAACCCTAGGTATATTGAGAAAAAAAATTACAATATCCGTAATGGGATTAAACCATGGGAAAATAAATAATGCCTGGTAGAGCGCAGAGGAAAGTATTTTGCCAAGGATTTACTAGAGCAGGTTTAAGACTAGGCTTAAAGATCCCTTGTAAAATGAAAGGCTATCCATTATCTGGTGGTAAGATATTTAAATGTAAATATCATGGCTATCAAAATTATGATAAATTTAATAAAGCTAACTACACAGATGAGACTAGAATAAAACAACTATCCAAACTAATACAATTTAGGAACTATACAGATGAACAAATCAAAGAATACTATTACACCCAAACCAAACCAAGAATTAATATCCGAGCAAAATCTATCTACCATAGAAGAAAAATTGGTAAGAGGTTTAACCCTTACAGAGATTCTAGAGGAAAAGCAGTATCCATTCAGTTTGATGAAGTTTTACAATTACTTAAAAAAAAATCCAGAACTAGAAACCAGAATAGTTGAAGCAAGAAAACTAGGTATCCAAACTTTAATAGACAAACTGCTGCAAGTATTTAACTATCAAGAAGTTGAATCTCCAAACGAAGTGCTTTGGATTAGAGAAAAAACAAAATTTATTCAATGGGTTGCCGGCAAAATATCCGATTTATATAGCGATAACAAACCTATTAAACAAAATATTGATACTAAAATGACTATATCCTGGGAAGATAACACGGATAATATGATTAATATATCCGGGGATATAACTGATATACCCCCAGATAATAAAGATTAGAATGGTAATAAACCCCAAACTTTTTGTGCATAAATAAAAGTGTATGTTCCAACAACTTTTGCTTTGTATACAATCCAACTCATAGTTTCCTTTCTTTGTTAGTGTTGTTAATTTAAAGCATCAAGATGCTGATCCCAAGCATCAAGAATTTCTTGTTTAACTATTTCAAAATCTTTTGAATTATTAAAAACATCTTTTAATATTTCCGGTAACCATTTTGAATAGTCATCACCTAAATAATAATCAATCATTTCTTGTGTTATCATATTTTCCTTTCTAAAGTTTTTTTGCAATGTATTGAAATTTAGGATCATGATTTATGTTTCCATACTCCACACGTTTTTGGAATAGATCCACAATTTTATTTTCATATGCTCGCATAAATAAATTTGCTATATCCCTAATGGAATAATCATAAAATCTATCTTTGCCAAGATAACCTTCATGATACGTTATTACTTCACCAGACTTTGCCATTTGCAACCAACTTTCATATTTACTTAACATTTTTTTTTACCTCTTTTTTAGTTTCATATTTACCATTTAAAAAATCATTCATTAATTTATTTTGTATTAA